TAACACCTGTATTAACTACAATATTCCAATTTTGAGTGTTTAAAGTTCCACCTGTACAAGTCCAAGTATCATTTGAAGTTTTATTTGCAAATTGTGAAATCCACCATCTGTAATAATTCCAAATATCTTGGTATTCTTTATTTGAACTAATTGTAATAGTTCCACCTGTTGCACCGCTTGGAGTTAAGGTAATTCCTGTTATTGCACTTGCAACTGTTTCTGTAACCGTTGTTGCAGTATCTAATGAAATCATACCTGCTGAAACATCTTGAATGCTATTTGAGCCTAAAACAACTGAAACATTCATTGTTTTGTAATTGTATGCTCTACCTTGATACGTTGCTGTACTTAAAGGAAATCTTAAATTCTTTTTAAATGAACCTTCCCAATACCAAGCCTGTAACGCAGGAGTTGATAAAGCTATTCCACTTGCATTTGTAGTTGTTTCGTAACTGAAAGGGTTTCTAAAATCCCAAGTTTTTAGATTTCCTGCTGTTGTAAAAGTAACCGTTGGGCTGTTTGCAGGTGTATCTGTACAATTAAATCTTACGTTTTCAAGTACTGCACCACTTGTATCTTTTGCTGTAATTCTTAAATCTTGATATAAAGGCACTAAGTGTTTAACCCAAAAAGTTGAACTTGGGTGTTGTGTGACTACGTTTAAGTTTGCACCTTTAACACAATTATAGAGTTCAACCCAACCACTTGCAAAATTGTCAAAGTCGTAAGTTCCATCAGGGTTTTCTAAAGCAGAAGCTGCGAACTTTGCGTCTGCCCCACCAAAAGCAGCACCTACATATTGATAAACGTATTCCGAGCCTATTGCTTTAATACTTGGCGGAACCGTTGGCATTCTAAACAAGTCAAAAGCTATATCGTATATTTCAACATTTTCAAATATGGCATTTGTAGTGTAACTTCTAAAACGTGCCGAAGATGCTCCAAATTCTTTAGTGTTTCTCCATCTTGTTTTATAAGTTCTTGGAGTTGTTCCTGCATCAAAACTTATACCACCCGAACACTGAACCTCACCCCCAATAAAAGTACATTGACCATTATTTTGAATAAAAAATGCAGTTGGGTCTGCTCCACTTGTTGTGGTTCTTGTTGTTGCAAAATGCACCCCGTCCCAACGTGGTGTAACTCCATCACTTGCCCAAGCACCACTTATAAAGTTACCTGCAAAAATAAATAAATCTAAACAGTGGAAGTTTTGTTGTTGTGGATTTGCGTTGGTTAAAGTTCCTGTAATTTGAACTCTAATAGCAGGCATATAATAATGGTTTGTTGTTCCTAATGTTTGTACATCAGGTGCTTTAAATGCAGTCCATACAGAAGTACCATCTGTTGTAGTTCCACCATCTGTAGTTCCATAAGTGGGTGCTGTTGCTGCTGAAGTTCCAGCAGTTGAACATCTATACCAAAAGCCTGTTGGAGTTGGCGGTTTTCTTAACATTGCTGTTGTATATGCTGTACTCCTTGCAACTGTTGCCACTGCTGTAATTGCTGTTGCAATACCACCTAATCCTGTATCTGTTCCCGATTGTGTTAATCGTGGTATTCCTGATGTTACATCGAATGCAAATGCCATTATTTTCTGTCAATTAAAAAGATTAATAATATATATATTTTTCTGAATATCTTGCGAACTACTCCGCCACCATAACCGCCTTTCATTAGATGTATGTTAAAGTTGTTCTATTGTTCCAAACTTGGTTAAACGCTTCGCTACCATTTGCGTATTCGCTTTTTAAAATAACTCCTGTTTGTGTGTAACGTATAATTAACCAATTTGCATCAGTATCTACTTTACCAATTAAAGCCTTACCTACATAAAATAAAGTATCTGAAACTTGATCTAATCTTACAGTTAATCTTTTATCTTCTGTGTCGGTATTTAATGCTGTTAGAATTTCATCTAATTGAGCAATCATTTCTACCTGATTGTCTGAAGTAGCACCACCTGAAGCACCACCACCTGACATAGTTACTGGTAACGGATTTTCTTCGTTTACTACTGTTCCGTCGTTATTTAGTGTTACCTGTGCTGCGTTCCAACTCATTTTTTATTTTTTTAATTTGTTCAACTTTCGCTAAATATAAATTCAGCTTCTTAAAGTTTTCTATTTTCGGTTTGTTATATTTGCCAGCCTGCATAAAAATTATCTGTATCAGGGTTTACATCGCTATTACTATTGCTATTATATTCAGGGTATGTACTCGTATTAAAACACATAAAATCAATAAATCGTTGTGTGTAACTTTCTGCAATATCCCTTTCTTTTTCAACTAAAAAATCTACTTCTGCTTTCTCTACGTTTGTAGCGTTTTCAGAAGTATGCTTAAATAAGCCTTTGTTGTTTAATGTATACGCTGCAAATGGTAAATAGTAAACCATTGCCCAATGCACTAACATAGGTTTGATATAAGTAGTTAAAAGATATTTATAATCTGTAAACCCACTTGCATTAATATCTTCGCTTAAAATCAATTCTTGTAACTTTTGGTAAAGTTTAGAACCTAAATAGTTTTGAATAGTTATATCTTGACTGATTTTAATGTATTCAATAAAGTCATCAGCGTCTAAATTACCATTTGAAATAGTAAAACGCTTTATATCTTCGGTACTTATTAATAATGCGTAAGCCATAATTAATTTTTATAATTTGGATGGTGTCCGTTATTTGGCATATCAATAGGTTTCATTGCCACCTCTTTAGGGTTTCTTACTCTATATCCGTAACTTTCTGCTTTATTCGTGCTTATTTGCGTTGCATTTGGATTGTTTACATCGATTTTAATGTTGTCAAATGATACATAAGTTTGTCTTAACCATTTATGTTTGCAATTTACACCACCTTTGAATAAGAATAAATTGTAAGAAGCTCCATCGTGTCCTTGTCCTGGATTTACTACGTTGCTATTTGTGGTTTCAATATCTTCTTTTCGGTACAATTTATTAGCAGATAGCATACTTTTGCAAAATTCTCTTTCGCCTGTTTGTTCTCCGCTATACTTATAACGTGTAATAAAACGTACTCCGTCTATGTTTTGGTCTTGTCCGCTCTTTGCATTTGGTCTACCCGTAATAGTTGAAGCCAATTTTTGTAATAAACTCGGTTTTTTCTTGTTGTTTAACGCTTCAATTTCTGCATCTAATTCTAATTCGCTATCAACATCTACTTCTGTTTCGTCAATTAATACCCATTCCTCGCCTAAAACTTCGCCTTTTTCTATTAAAGATAAAGCAATGTTTGGGTCTGTGTGTGCAGAAAGTTTAACCCCTGTTTCTTCTTCAGTAGTTTCAGCATTCATTCCTGTAGCATCTACAAACTCCAAAGGTTGTATTGTTTTAAAATATAACTTTAATTTGATATTATTAACTGCTAAAATTTCGTTTAACGCTTCAATAATTTCTAATTGATAAGGTTTAATAACGATATTGTCAAATAATAAAGTAGCAGTTTTAATTTCATCTGCATTGTTTGAGAAACCGCCGCCTGTATCTCTAATTCCTAAAAGCATTGGCGAAGTAACTCTATGCCCTACAACTAATTTTTCAAAACATTCTTTACTTAAATATTCGTAGTGTGCAGGTGCATCGTTTAATGGTATATCAATTACCTCTGTTGCTTGTTCTTTATTGTTACTAAAAGAAACGATTGTTTTCTGTCCTTTTGCACCTGTAACTTTACGTTTTACATCGTTAGCGATTTCTTCTCTTTTTTCTTCAGTTGGTATTCCGTTATTGAAATTAATAATCTTTGTACCGCTAAAACCATTTTGTACATCGTTAATAAGGTAATCAGATATTTCTTCTTCTAACTTTGCGTAAGGTAACGCACCGCTGTAATCAATAGGCGTGTAATAATGATATCCACTAACGTAAGGTTTAAGTACAAATATTTCAACATCCTTTTTATTACCAAAACCAAAAGCAGGTATTCTTTTTACTTCATCGTTAGGTTTCTTTTTACTCCAATCAGGATGATAGTACCACGCTTCAATTTCGCCTTTGTCATTACATTTTTCTGCTCTTAAAGTATGCATTGGAAAATGGTCGATAAAAACTACATTACCTTTATCATATCCAACTTGCATAGCAGCCATTCCTAAAAGTTTACGTTCTAAACCTATTTTCTTTAAACAATTAGGTTTAATCATAGAAACCATTTTAGCGTACTCGTCAGGCTTTTTATTGCTATCTAACGCATCAATTCCTTTTCCGTATATCATATTAGAAACCCCTGTAATAATAGCGTTATTTGTATTGCTATATAGGTAACGTTCAATAAGAAAATTAAAATAGTTATTATCATCTCCGTACTCTACAAAGTCGCCTTTTTTACTTTCGTTTATTTGTGGGCTTGTATAAGCACTTAAATTTACTATATGAAACATATTATTCAAATATTTTGTATTCGTTAATTGTGGTGTGCTGTATGTATTGGTCTTTGTTTATTGTGTATTCTGCAATAGTTTGATTTGTACAGAATATTTTATCTCTATAAACTTTTACACCCTCGTAGCCTAAAGTATTTAAAAAAGTCATTAAACAAGCTTTTGCCTCAAATACACCACCATCTAAAATTACTCTGTTTTCTAAATCTTCTGCAACTGTTTTGTAAATTTCAATAGTGTATGTTTTTTCATTTACTATTGGTAGTAATATAGTTGCAGTAGAATAATACGAATTAGTTACAAAATCTGCAAATAGTGTTACAGATATATTTGTTTCTTCATCCCTCAATACAATCATATCACCAGCATCACCATCTAAAATAGCGTTTATTGTGTGCGGTGTAGTTTGCTCTTTTAAGATTATCATATTACTTTTATTTAAAAACAAAGAAATCGATTTTTTGTTAAAGCAAAAAAAAGCGTATCAATTAAGATACGCTTTTAAAATTTATTATTAATCTAATTTATGAACCAACTACTACTGTAAATCCTGCAGCAGTTAAAGTATCACCAATAAAGTTAGCAGGTACTTTTTCTTGTCCTGTTAAAGACAAAGTATATCCTGATAAATCACCCATTGCACCACCTGTTACTACAGTACCACCTGTAACATCCATTCCGTTTTCTAAACCTGCGTAAAAGAAGTTACCATTGTTATCTTCTACGATAACTTGCGGTCTACCATAAGATAAAAGTTTTAATTCTTTGTGGTCTTTTGGTGTTAATTTTTTAAATGTTATTTCTAAAACTTGCTCAAAAAACGTTGTTCCGTTTTCTCTTGAAGCAGTTATATTTTGCGTAAAAGTTGAAGCACCTTTTAATTCGTATTTGTAAGCTGTAGGCGTACCACCAACTGCATCGATTACATCTGTATTTGTTGCATCGTAAGTGTACGTTGTAGCATCACCATAATTAACGAAATAAACAGCTTTTAAACCCCCTACGGAGTCTTTACAAACTTCTTTACGACCTAATGTTAAATCACACGGCATATTATTATTATTTAAGTGTTAAAAAATAAGGGTGGTTTTACGCACCCTATCTAAATTTATGCAGGAGTGTAAAGTACAATTTCAGAACCAATTCCGTAATTTACTGAACCTGTCATTCTCATAACAACTCTTACATTTTGTGATCCATCGATATCTGCCATATCAATTACTTTAACCTCGTTTTGGTCGTTTAATAAACCAGTAGCAAAGAATAAGTTAGATTTTTGAGCAGCCATCATATAGTTGTTAGCCAATCCGTTTGCAACGAAAATTTTAACACCATCGAAGTAAACATCTCCAATAGTTTGATTGTTACCTTTTCCATCGTAACCATTAGCACCTAAACCATCTGCACCAAATCCACCTAAAGCACGTACATACGCTCTGTAAACGTTTTGAGAAACGTAGATAGATAAATCTTCTTTTCCGTATAATACAGCAGGAATAGCATCAACTACTTTACCCATTTCAGCTAATACGTTAGCAGCAGTAACAGTTGTACCAGCTACATCGATAACAGTTGCATCAGCAGTAGCCAAAGGTACAAATCCGTCAAATTGTCCTGCAGTAGCATTAGCACCTCTCCAAATGTTTACTTCCATTGCTTCAGCAACTTTAGCAGCAACGTGTGCAATTAAGTAATCTGCAAAAGCAGGTGGTAAAGAGTCAAAAGCTGAATATCCCATAGATACCGCTTCCCAATCTGAACGAAAATCTTTTTTACAAAGTTGTAAGTTTACTTGAAATTCTTCAGGTTGTAAAATTCTTTCAGTTAAAGTAACTGTAGAAGTAGCATCGAAATCACAAGTTGCGTTTTTTAATAACGCATCTGTAGCAATTCTTTTGATTACTTCTTTAAATTTAATGTTTGGTCTAACTTCGATACCACCTTTTTCGATAGTGTTAGCCGATAATAACGCTGCAGAGATATATTTTTTTGCAAATTCCCCAGCGTAAGTTGTTGTAATACTTGTTGTTGTTGGCATTTTTTTTTATTTTTTAGTTAGCGATTTTTCTCATTACTCTGTCTAAAGTAGTTTCTTTTCTACCTTGAGCATATAAATTTAGTTTTACTTCAGATTTAGCTTCTGGATTGTGTGTTAAGGGTTGCGTAGATAACTCTACTTTTTCATCAACTTCATTCTGTTTTGCTAATTCTGTTTTTAGTGTTTCGATTTCAGCTTTTAAAGCATCTACTTCTTCTTGTGAAAAGTGCGACTCTTTAACTGTGCTTTCGATTACTTTTTTAGGTGCTGTAGTTTGTGCTGCTTCAACTTCTTCCTCGACTGCAGGTGCTTCCTCTGTGGGTGCTTCTTCTGCCATTTCTCGAATTTCTTTGATTTCGCCCTCAACTTCAACAACTAAAATCATTCCGTTATCAAGAGTGTACTCGCCAATAGGCAATGCAACTCTATCTTCACCATTGACAATAAATACTGGTTGTCCTGCTTCGAAGATTTCAGCTTCTACTACAGTACCATTATCTAAAGTCATTTGCTCTAATTGGATTTGCATCCCTAAAAGCTTTTTGATTTCTGTAATTACGTTTGACATATTTATTAAATTTATTTAAAAACAATTATTTTTAATAGTTGTTACATTTTATTAACTGTATTTATCTAAAAGTTTTTTATTTACAGATATATCACCCTTAACTGCATCTAAAAAATCTTTATATAAACTCTCACCAATACCTAAATCTAAAGCCATTTTTAAACCTTTAGTGGCTTCAGTTTCTACCTTTCCTAAAATAGATAAAGACTCTCTAAAATTTGACCTTACTTTTTCAATTAAATTATTACTTTCAGCATTTAATTTACTTGAATTATTTGCCATTTTTCTTAAATCATCAATTAAAGATAAATGAATTTCGTGCGTTCCTAATTCTGTTTTAGTAAATAATTTACTTAACACTAATTTTTCTGTTGTCATTTTTATCCTCTTGTGTTAGTTATAACTCTTGGTTCGTTTGTGTTTGTAACTATTGCATTTGATTGGTCTGACTCTCTGCCAATACCTTGATGCAATAATTCGCCATTACAGCATTCTTTGCTATAGGTATCATCATCGCATAAGCAACCACGATTACCACCTACTGGACTTGTCTTACTTTTTGTGTTCTGACTCATAAATAAGTTTTTTAATTTGGTTAATAATTTCATCTTTTCTATTTTGTTTACTTAATTCTTTTTTAGTTTCTAATTTGTCGGCAAAATATCCTTCAAGGCTAAAACCTTTGACTTTTCCTGTCTTGACAAAATCGTTCCAAATGTTGTCATCTTCAACTTTTACCGAAGCCATCCAAGTACCTACAGGAACGCTTAAATTATAGATAGCACTTTTATCTTTTTGAGTATCTTCAACTATCCAACTTTCAACAACGGTTAAACCTTGTATTTGTTTATCGTGTTCTAAAGTCCAATTATTTTGATTACCATTTTTAAAGAATAATTGACTTGCTTTGTTTACCGTATTTTTAGAAAAATAAATATAGTATTCATCTTCTCCGTTTCTTCTAAAAATTGGCTTTTCAGGAATTAAAACGGGACCCATTAAAATACGTTTTTCAGTATCTACTTGGGCAAGTTTAATTTCTTCAGATTTTAACGCTACAAAGTTTGATTGAATAGCAGGATTTTCTACAACTGAAATTGCATCAACACCGCTTAAATCGTCTTTTTCGTCTATGATTAATTCTATTAAATTCATTTGCTTTTATTTAAAAACATTAATATTTATTTTTTGTATTATTTTTTACCCTAAACTTGCGTTGTTTACAATCGACCTGTCTAACGCTTGTTGGCTTGTAACTTGGTTTGCTACTACGAATGCTTGTACGGGTTGCTGTTGTCCTAACGTTGCAGCTACTTGGTTAATTCCTGTGTTTCCTACTACGTTAAATTGTGGTGCAGGTGCAGCAGCTTGACCACCGCCACCGCCACCAACATTACCACCACTCGGAGCACCACCACCACCTAAAGCGGCTAAACCTTTTGCAGTTGCTGCTATATTCGCTGCAATACCAATACCTGCACTAACCGTATTTATAATTCTTGCTCTAATACCATAAGTAGGGTCTACAGCGTTTAATGGTGAAGCAGCAGCTACAGCGTTAGCAGTTTGAGTATTCACAATAATTTTAGCAATACCTAAAGCACTTTCAGCAATCATAGCACCCTTTTGAATGCCTTTGTTTTTTTCAAACAATCCTTTTATTAAATTAATACCTTGCGATGCTACATCAAATGAAGCGTCTTGTATAGCTTTTTTAGCTTCTGCTTCTGCCTGTGCAATTCTTATTTTTTCTTCTGAAAGTAATTTTTCATCTTCTAATTTCTTTTGTGCTTCTGCTTTTGCTTTTTCATCTTCTGCTAATTTCTTTTCTGCATCTTCAGCAGCAAACCTATCCGTTAATTCTTTTTCTTTTGTGCGTTGTGCTTCTTTTAAAGCGGTTGTATCTTGTCCGTATTTTGTAGCTTCTTCAATTAATAATCTATACTGCTCTTGTACTTGAAATAATTCCTCTGCTCTGCGTTCCGCTTGTGTATCAATTTCACCTTGTCTAATACGTTCTAAAGCATCGGATCTATCTTTAGCATCTTGTATTTCTTTATCGTTAGCTTCTTTTCTTTTAGCTGCTGCATCCGTACTCGCTTGTTTGTCAATTCCTTGTAATGATAATTGCATTCCTGCTTTATCATTTTTAAGTTTCTCAATAGTTTTTAAACTTTCTTTTCTTGTTGCCTCTGCTGCTGCTTTTTCTGCTTCAGGGTCAAATATTAAACTTGCACCTTTATCTAATATCTTACTAAATCCAGCAGATAAACCAAAATCTTTTCCAATAGCCGAACCAATACTATCAATAGTTTTTAATACTGCTTGAAACGGAATGCTTAAAAATTCAAGTGTACCTTTTAATATTTCTTTGTTTCTTTTTGCTGCTTCAATTTGTGCCTTTGCAGTTATATCATTTTGCACAATTTGATTTTCAGTTGCTTTAATTACTTGGTCTGTTTGAGCGATTTTCATTTTTAAAATATCCTTTTCGCTCTTACCTTGTAATTTAAGTACGTTGTCTTGGCTTCCTATTGTATCTAATTTCTTTTGCTCTGCATCTAAATTAGCTTGTGTTTTTTCGTTTAATGCTGTTTGCTCTGCACTCACACCATTAACCGCTTCTTTGATATCATCCCAATAAGCAACAACAGCACCCAAAGCAATTAACAAAACACCAATACCCGTAGCAGCTATTCCTGTTCTAATTCCACTTAAAGCAGCTTTAGCAGAAGTACCTAATGCTTTAAAAGATGCGGCACTTTCACGAACTCCACGAACTCCTTCTGCAAGAGCCATAGCACCCTGAACTTTTACTAAAGTTTCTTCTAACGCTTGACTTTGCATACCAGCCAAAGACATAGCACCCTGAACACCTGCAAAGCCTGAAATAGCACCTTGCAAAGCTCCCCCCAATTTTGTATCTAAAGTTGTGGCAGCAGCATCAACTGCTAAATCTGTTTGAATTTGCGTTTTACGATAATTACCAACAGTAGCTAATAAATCTTTATATTCTTTTGTTGCTGTTTGTCCTGCTAAAGCTAATTCATAAAGTCTATCTTCAGCTTCACCCATACGAGCAGTCAAAGGTTGTAAATCGCCATAAACTTCTTCAAATGTAGCATCAACACTTTTAGCAGATTTATCAACTTGCCTTAATGCCTTATCTAAATTATCTAAACCGCCTACAGCTTGTAAAGAATTTACATCAATTTCTATCGTCTTTTTAATTGCCATTGCATTGCTTTTTTAAGTTCCTTTAAATTTTCAGGTAGTTTGTTTTTTCCTTTTGCTATATCGATTAACTCGCTTTGTCCTAATTGTGCATAGGGTAGCATATCTAAAATATTCTTTATCATTACGCTGTTTGTGTTATTACTATTATATCGTTGTTGTTGCTTTCTATGCTGTATATTTTTGCAACTCCTGTAGTGTTTGCTTTTGTGCTTACTTCTACATAATCAGCACCATTTGTTATAGTTATTATTTGTCCAGTTGGATCGTTTAAAATACTCCACGTCAAAGGTTCTCTGCTTGTTGTATTTATTCTAAATGTTTTAGAAGTATTATCCAATGCAACAAAAAGCGAATTATTAAATGTTAAAGTTCTAAAATCTTGTATCAATTCAAACTTACTTTCAAACGTGTCTAAATCCGTAGTAAAACTATTTATAATATATCTTTTATCTCGTATTACAATTCGGTCGTTTAAACGCAAGCTTAATAGCTCTGAATAAGGTAAACGCATTGCAACTTTTACCATTCTTGACTTTAAAGAATATAAGTTGTTTAAATAGTCAAAATAATAATCTTTAAATAATGTATTTGAAATTGCGTTTAATGTGTATGTACTAAATTCAACACCCCAATTTAAAGTATGTATTTCAGATTGATATTCTACATCCTGCCCCATAACATTGTAATTTGTTATATTGGTTGTTGTAGTTCCATTGTTAAAATAAAAATCACAACTTGTATTTTCGTATTGATATAATATTACTGGTTTTGGTATGTACTTTGTGAAATCACTTTTTAAAGAATAAGCAACTTGTAAATTTTCCCCTGTAAATTTATTAAACATTAAATTTTCAAATGGTAGTTTAATATTGTAATCTGAACCATCGTTATTAAACGGATAACTTAAATTTCCATATTCTTTTTGATTAGCATTTGAATAATTTTTATTTAAAAAACTTTCACTTTTCTCGTATTCAAAATTTACTTTCTTGTATGGTTTAATTCTTTCGTAATCAAAATCTGTGACGCAATATTCTGAAAAGTCTTTTATACCACCTTGATAGTACCAGTTTTCCAATTGCTCTAAAGTATAATTTTCTTCATCAAAACTAAACGCTGTAAGATTAAACATTTTTAAAATACCACTAAAGAAATCCGATACTTTCATATCAGGTGTAAAACTTGGTAAATCTAAATCTGACGTAATTGTACCATCTATAACTAAAGCATCAGAAGTAATATTTACAAGTGTATTAGTTGTTGAGTCGTATTCTTGTACTATACCATATATACTTCCTGAATATGTACACGCTTGAGCCGTGCTTAAATATATTTTATAAGTTCCGTTTATATCACCAGCACTAATATTAATTGCTGTGCCTGTACCATTTAAAACATAATAAAAAACATCATCTTTAAAAATGCTTACCTGCCAATTTGTAGAAACTGACAAAGTCAATAAAACAGCACCACCTGCATAAGTATTACCACCTGTAAGATTATTGGTATTTATAACATAGTAATCTTCAAATATTTCAAATACTGAATTTTGATTGCTTATATTTTCATAATTCAATAATAATTTTTTACTTAATGGAGTAAATGCATCCTTATTTTTTAACCATAAATAAGCTTTTTTAAATCTTGATTGTGTTAAAAAATTTCCGTTAAAACTTATATCGTATTTACTTTGTATTGCATCAAATATTCTCGCTACTTTTAATGCAGGAAATAATTCGGTGTAATGCATATGATGTGAATTTTGACTAATATCTTGTGAGCCACCACCGCCATACTGCCAAACCCTATTACTTGAAATTAATGGGAATAATATATCGCTATCAGAAGTTGTTATAATTTTATCTTTTACTACTGCACCTGTGTAATTGATAGTGTAATCGTTTAACGTTTCTAAATCTTTTAATTTATCCTCACCAAATTTATCCGTTAAAGATTTTAGCACTCCATAAAAAGTAAGTTTATAATCTTCAACACGATTATTTTTTACACTTGCACTTTCTAACTGCCATTGCCCTGTTCTAAATACTTGGGTATCAATTTCAATGTAGCCTTTATATCTTTGTCGTTGGTCGAAACCATTGTCTAAAGCGTTTTCGTACCAATGTTTAAATATACGATTGTTTGTTTCACTTGCAGGAATAGTAAACGATTGAGAATAATCTGTAAATACTTTTGATATATCGTTTATGTTTTGAATAGAAGAAGTTAAACTAATTTTTTCATCATCAAATAACTCAATACGTTTTGCAGTTGTTACATTACCAAACGAACCGCCCAAATCGTTTATAGCTTCTACGCAACAACCAAACGCTTCAAACGTTCCACCATCTGCAATAACACGACTTTTAAAAGCGTTTACTGTAGTATTAGTATTACTTCCGTAATCTTCGGTGTATATGTATAATGCAACTTTCATTATATTACATCGTTTATTAAACCGTAGTTAAATTCGAAATCAATTTCGTAGTTTATATTCTTATCTTTTAAATGCGTTTTATATTCAGTACTTTGACTTTTAACTATTGCAGGTTTGCCATCTAATAAAACAACTTCGCTTAAAAGTAGATCCTGAATTAAATCGAAATAATTTTCATTAACCCAACCTGTGTTACATTTTACTTTTCTTTTACCTTGTTGGTTAAACGTTCTTTTCTGCCCTTGTAACGCATTATAATTTACGTTGCTTGGTAGTAGTTGAAATTCTTTATTTGTTGTTTCTATGCTTTGCAAATTAGCTTTAAAGAATGTAAGATATTGCCAACCACCAAAACGATTAATAAAAGTGCAAATTATTGGCGTGTATTTAGGTTCGCAAAAATACTCTGCCTTAATAGAAAATATTATAGACCCAATATTTACTAAAGTCCAAGTGGATGCGTTTAGTATTGGTAATTTATAAATCCCACCTGTAGATTCTACATCTTCAGAAAAAGTAACCCCGTAATTTTCCCAAGTATAATTTCCTGAATCCATCCAAACATCTATATAATTATTTGAATAATTATTTAATGTAATATTTGTATTTACTAACGGAACAACTGCATTTGAATTAGATTGATTATATCCGCTTGAATATTGCGTGTAACCATTTAAACAAACAAAAGTTTCAGTATCTAAAAGCGTTGCTGTAGTATCTACTATCTTATACCTTTTTACTTTGCAATAACACCACGTATTATTATTTTCTTGTGTAGGAACTGAAACGTTTACGGGTGCAATAGGTTTAATATATTCCTTTGCATAGTTTGCTATATTGTAATTCGTTTCTGTTTGCTCTACGCTTGGAATGTTTTTAGTTAAAGTATAAGTAGGAGTAGTTGGTTCGGTTGTTCCTTTGTTCCAAATAAATACTTCAATTTTACTTCCTGTTTGTCCTGCTTCATCTATTGTAATAAAATAGGGACTTCTAACAAATATCTTTTTCATTTCTTGTTAATTGTATATTGTAAAAATTGTTCAACGTCTAAACCGTATGCTTCAATTAATTCATCTGGCAAACGTTCAAATGCTTTCTCAAATGGTTTGGTAAAAAATAAACTTGGTTTAACACCATTCTTAAAAATACCTTGCCTAACTAAAAACGCTGTACTTTGATAGCTCATTAATTTGCCATCTTCTTTTCTAAACTGAAAACGTCTTTTCTTTACCCATTCGGTAATTGGTTTCAAAGGTGGTCTTTTTGTTTTATAACTAAATGGTGTGTTATATTTTCTTTGCGTTCCTGAAACTCCTTTGTCTTGAAATTCCCCGTAATTTTCCATTAAGAAAGCCATACGAAAACTATTTGCACCAACTTCAATTTGGCTATCTAAACTATTGTATAACTTTTTATCTACGTTTTTACCGCCCTTTGTTAAATTACTTCTACTTTGTTGTATAACGTACTTTGCAAACGAATTAAGATATCCTTTTGTATTTTTGTTATCTAACATATTGTACCATCGTTTTTAACGCTTACATCAAATGTTAAAGCCCAACCTGCTAAATCGTTTTCAAATCTTTCAGTAAAAGGTTCAAAACTTGGATTGCCTGTTAGTTCCCAGTAATCATCACGCAAATCACCACGATTTAACCTATCCATTACACGTATACCAACTGCTAATTGCGTGTTCCAAATATCAATTTTATTCGTTTCATCTTTTTGGTTTAATATATCCATCATTAAGATAGTAATATTAAATTGAATTACGTTGCCTAAATGCGTTGCAGTGTTTACCATTATATGCGACAAAGGAAACATTGTACGCTTGGCTAAATCTACTTCGAATATGTCACCCTCTGTAGCTGTGTTTACAAAAGGTTCTTCAAGTAACGCTTCTTTAATCTTATTTATAATGCTATACACCATTTCGTTTTATATTTGCTATTTCTATTTCAGTTTTTTCTTTTTCAAATGTAAGCCACGTTAGACATTCGTGTAGTGAAAGTCTTGTAACTTCGTTAAACTTTGTAAGTTCTCCTTTAGCGATTCCATATATTGATTGATACCAACCCCATTTGGTAGCAAATTGGCTTTCTCTTGAATAGTCTCCGAGTGTTCCGTTGCTGCTACTTGTAAATAGTTTATCATAGCGTTCAGTAATTCGTTGCTTAAATGGTAAAAAAAAACCATTGCACCAAATACAACATCCAAAGGTGCGAACTTCATTACTTCAGCATATTGTTCCGTTCCGTTATAATCTTCAATTAGATACAAACCTTTCACATCTTTTTTAATTGGTCTAAACATTACCGCCATTGCTTTGTGCCAGTCGCTTACGTCTTTTAAATACGAATCCAAATCTACATACTCGCCAAAAGATATATTTTCTAAATTAGGAATGAAACCAAATTGTTTTCCACCTAATTCAAACGTTTGTTTAAATAGTTGCTTCTTTGCAAATAGTTCGTTTAAATGCTGTAATACTTCATTAACCGAATTATAATTAATCTTTGCAATATCTTTTAATGGTAGATTACAAAATATTTCTATTGTCTTTTGATTTACAAATTCAGATGCTTCGTTATCCTCAATTAGTTTAGTGTACTTTTGGTACTGCTCTAATCTGATTTCGTTTAGCGTTTCAGGTATTTCTATTTGTAGCTTCATATTCATTTATTTAAAAACATTAAAGTTGGTTTTTTGTATAAAGTAAAAAGCAACCCGTTAAGATTGCTTAATTAATTTTGTAATATAGTAATTTTTCTTTATCGTACATCGCTTCAAATATTTCATCAAAAGAAAACTTTTGCAATATGATATTCATAGAGTCATCTTCATACTCTGACATTCTAATTACTTCATCATCTACTATTTTTTCTATAAGTATTCTTGGTCTTGGGTGTATTAAAGTCACAGGCTTGTATGCTTCGTGTAAACCTACAGCAATTTTTAAATCATCTTTGATATAAATATAACCCATATTTACCATAGTAGATATGATGTGCTGTTTAGGTTTGTAGTATTCACCTTTTTTGGCATCCCATCCAAATTTCTCAAAACCTTTCTCTATTAAATAATTTTCAAATGCTATCATAATTGATTAGTTGCTACTTTATACAAATGTACTAATTTTTTTATTTCTCCTACGTTTCTTGGCATATTAATTTTAACGTGTTTGCCTGTCTTTTTTAATATGTATACTTCTACCATATAAATCATATCACCGTATGTAGGGTTAGTAGACATAATAGTTACCTTTGTTTGGATTTACACTAAACCATATACGCATCATTAAGGCATCGGAGTAGTCAGGAGAACGCCCAATACGTTTTTTAATTTCATCCTTACTCATTAATCTAATTCTTGAAGTATCTATTTCTTTCGGCAACCTAACCATTTCTAATTCTTGTGTTAAATGCCTTTGTATTTTTTCATCGCAATCAATATAAATTTCATTACGATTAATAGCTTCTGCTAAATAATAATAACATTGGTCTTTTAATGAAGCAAAATTATCTTTTACACCATTTACTTTTATAGGTGTGCTATTATTTACAAATCCGTTACAATGTAAATAATCTACAACACCACCACCAACACCATCTTCATCAACTATTATGTTATTATCGTTTATGTTGTATTTTATTTGTAATTTTTTAACTTCAGTTACTATAAAGTCAATCCTACTTATATCATATTCTTTTACTTCTATAACACGAAAACCATCCCAAACAAATATAATAGTTTTATCTTTTCCTAAACGTGCTATATCAGCTGTAATGTATTTAACGCCACTTTGAATATGTGTATTAGAAAATACTTTAACTATTGATTGATTGTTTATTAATTGACCATCATCCTCACTCGCTTCAGCTTCGTATAGTTCTTTGAATATCTTTTCAGGTAAATCTTTCTTTGCTTGTAGTACTTCATCCTCTGAAAGTATTCCTGCACGAATAGCATCCCAACAAGTTACTTTAAAATAAGCATAACTTTTATCGCTTTTAGATTTCTCTTTTAATTTATGTACCCAATTAGATATGCCACCAAAGTTACCTATTAATTTACAAGGTGCTTCAGTAGCAGTTAAAGTAGAACGTAAAGCAAACCAAGCATCCTCTTTTGCTCTTGGTGCTTCATCAAATACACAAGCATAAACATCCTCACCATATAAGTTATCAGGGTTATCAGCAGACTTAAAATGTATTTCAGCACCATTAGGGCAAGTTATAATCAAATTACTTTCATTAAAATTATAAACGCCGTACTGCGATAAGTTACGGCGTAATCTTTTGAAAGCTATTTTTGATTGAGAAAACACAGGAGCAACCCACCAATAATTTTTACCTGTTGCTTCCTCGTATTCGTGTGCTTTACCAAACAACCAAATAATATGCGAATGCGTTTTACCTACTTTAGTACTGGCTTCAGTAATTGTAAAACGTGCATCACAAAAAAGTATTTCTTTTTGGTAGTCTGTTAAGTGTGGTTTGTTTATTTCCATTCATTCATATCAATTTTAGGAAATTTTAACTCTGTCTTTTGTTCAATAGTTTGTTTAGGTAAACCATATCTATAGCTTAACCATAGCTTAATTGCGTTTACATCACTATCTAATACTTTTGCATAAAGCATTTTCCAAACTGTATCGGGCACACTAATAGCATCCATAGACTCAATAAGAGATATTACTTCATCCTTTTTTAATCTTCCGCTATTTGGTCTTGCACCGCCTCTTTTTTTTGGTTGTTCCATATTGAAAAAAATTGAAATCCAAACTAAACGCTTAAATCATATACTTGTTTAATCTCTCCGATGTATTCTCTCCAACAACTTGCACAACTTGTATCTTCTAAACTAATATTAAATATGTTTTTATAGATAGCTTTTAGTTCTCCTTGTGCTTTAATTGTAATTGTATCAGGGTTACGTTCAAAGAAGCTGTTAAGATACTCCATATCTTTTTCGTTGATACATTCAACTTTTTTATAACTCCAAAGTTTATTAAGTGCTTCTTTTCTTTCTTCACATTTGCAATCAATACCTGTTACTTCAGATATTACATCTACTACTGCTTTTATTCCTGTGGCTTTTGTTACTTTCTCTATAGTATCGCCAATCCCTTTTGATTTTTTAGGTCGTGCCATATTTTATAATTATTTATTAAAAAAATCTATATATTGTTTTGCTTGATTAATTGCTTGGTTTATGTCTGTTAGTTTTTTACCATCATTACATTCACCTAAATTTAATGGTTGCCATTTACTGCCTTTTCTATAAATATAACAACTTATTGATTTATCCTCTAATTTAGAAGATACTATTTTACTATCTTTGTATATTATTTCTTTTATCATAATTCTAAATTGTTATAATCTTCTTGAAATAATTCTCTTAATTTTTTCTTGTGTGCTTTTAATGAATGGAATATAGATACAAAACTTATACCAGTTTCTTTTGCTAACTTTCGCATAGACATATCACTATCACGATAAAGCGTAAATAGTTTTTTATCGTATGCATCCCAACTGTTTACTTCAGCTTCGCATAATGTTCTGAAACGATACCAATCTAATTCAACTGTTTCTGTAAAATCTTCAGTTGTTTCGCTATCTATAAAATCCACTACTATAAATTTACCTTTGTAAAGTGAAAGGTATGTATTTCTAATTACAATAAATAAATAGTTTTTGTTAGGTTTACCATTTATAAAACATTTTTCTTCGGTTGCGTACATTGCTAGTTTTATATAAGCATCCTGTACTATATCCTCGGCATTATTATTATCAAATAACTTTGCCATTTCAACCAAAAGCTTGTGGTATTTAAAAAGTTTTTCTAACATACAAAAGCAAATGTAATAAAAAAAACCGAACTAAAAAATAATTCGGTTAAAACTTTTATCTACAATCTCCTACTTTTGGAATTTCTGCTGTAAATATTGTGTTATGTGTTTTTTGTCTTTGTATTTGAGTACAGTCGTTTATTGTAATGTAAACTGAATGATATGTAATAGATGGATTTTGTGGTGTACCTATTATATTAAATGTGTTTACTTCTACTACCCTATCACAATTACAATCTACGGGTGTAGTTGGTGTTGTTGGTGCATCATCTGTTGAACACGCCATCATTCCAATAGCAAGTGTTACTAATAATAATATTTTTTTCATAGTTTTAATTTTTAAGTTTTCTTTTTAATCTACCCTCAATTTTTAATTTATTTGCGTGGTAAGTGCATAACCATTTATCTGGGTGATATTGATTGTTTTTTATAGTTGCTAATCTTGTGCATTTTTTATTTTCACATACCATAATTTTTAATTTTTAAGTTTTGCTTGTTCTGTTATTTTAATAAATGCTTTATTCATTTGCTCGTTGTCTGAGTAATAAATATTACACATTTTCTTCATCCATTCGTTAAATTTTATTGCTTGTTCCATAGTTTAAACGTTTACTTCTCTAATTCGTTTTTCTAATATAAACTTTTCTCTTACTTGTATTGGGTTTAAACCTGAATGATAGAGCAGAAATTTAGGTACTTCAATTCCTT